TTATTTGAAAGGCATAAATCCCGATAAAGCATTAAGGAAATTAAAGTAATTCTGCATACCAGCGTTACCGCTTTCAGCAATAATTTTTTGAACAACAGCACCAAAGGTTCGGTCATTAACCTTATTAAGAAACTCTTTAGCTTTATTGTCAGAAAGATTATTTAATGTTTCAGACTTAATCTTAGAAATCAATTCGTTATTGACTTTAATCTGAGAAGCATTAAGAGCAGCACCACTTTTTGTTGCAATAACATTACAAAAGGCATTTGTAAAAGCCTGATGAATATCAGCTTTAATCTTTTCAAGTTCCTGAGGTTGAACCTTATCACGATAATAAGTTTGAACATCTTTCTGCAATTCCAAAAGCGTACCTTTTGCCTTTTCATTCAGATACTGACGCCATACCAAACTAGCCATAGAAGATTTCAAAGAAACATTATCCTCCATGGTTCTGTCTGTAAACTCATTTTGAAGCTTAGCAGCTTTAATAGCTTGGTCTTTTAAGCTATTATCTTTCGTAGTTCCAGCAACATCGAGGGTATTTTTGATATTAGCCCAGGAGTTACGAATCTGAATTTCATGAGCTTCTTGAGCTTGTTTCATAATTGAAGACATCATGCCTAGAGACTGAACAATGTTATTTTTATCGTTGGCAACAGCTTGACCCATGGCAGCAGCATCTATTTGAGGAGCTTCCATGGTAGGCTGGGTTTGACCGCCAGCGTTAGAACTGGCTTCTCCAGTAGTAACGTTATTCATAGCTAACTGAGGGTTAATTCCAGCTACTTCTAAACGTTCACGCTGAGCCTGAGGAGTATTATAGGCTAATTCCTCTTTCCACTTTGTATAATCATAGTCTTTCTGTTCTTGCCAAATCTTGTAATTTTGTGCATTTGTGTCCTGAACAGATTGCAGATTTTTATTTGCAGCATACTTAGAAGCTTTAGCACTAGAAGAACAAAGCGGAGCACCAAGACAGCAAGAAAGACCGATAGGCTTATTAAAACCTTTTAAGATAACTTCCAGCATAATCTATAATAGGTAAACCCTGACAGCAAAGAATGTCACTTTGCCAAGCAGCAAGAATCAGAAATTCGTGAAGCCACTGAGTAGTAAAATCGTCTAAGCCATCAGGGTGGTTAATATAATGATATGTTTGCATACTATTCAGTTGGCTGAGGTGGGTCAGCTGGCTGAGGTGGGTCAGCTGGCTGAGGTGGGTCAGCTGGCTGAATATTGTTAGCTTCAATAAAGTTCTGAACGTAATCAGTATAAGCCGACATTTCAGCGAGAGACTGAATAGAACGAGGTTTCAACAGTTGAATCTTTGTATCATCGTCCAACTGAGCAAACTCCTGACCCGAAACGCTAGAATTATCCTCAAGCAAATCAAGGAGTTTATTGCGCTCAAGCACAGAGTTAGTACGGAGAACCTGAGAAAGTACATCAACAATATGTCCCTGAGAATCCACATAATTAATAGAGGATAAATCGGAATCCATAGGAGAAACAAAATCAGGGTTATCAGGACAACCTATAAAAGAAGTATCAACAATAGGAGCCTGAAAACGTGTTCTAAAATAATCTTTATCTTTAAACATAGCTACAAAATTTAAATTGAAGGAAGACCGGAAACACTCATAGGGCGAACTGCCTGAACGTTAGCACGAAAATCAACTATGAAAATATCTTCACTTTCATCACCCTTAAAAGCAACAGACGAAATATTATTAAAAATATTAGGTCGTATCTTAAAAAACGCATTTGTAGGCAACAGAGTAGAAGAAAGTTGAGTCTGTCGAGGAGCACACCAAGCCGAAAGAGTACCATTTGTAGGAGAAGAAGTTTCATTAAAACTTTCAAACTCGCCGTGTACAAAATCAACTCGGGTCTTATACTCAATATAGCGAGGAACATAACCTATAGTATGATTGTCATAATTACCAGTATGTGGGTCACAATAAGTATACTCATAAAGGCTAAGAGGAGCAAGACCAAGGTCGGCAAATTCAGGCTGATAGAAATCCTCTCTATACTGCTTGAGATTAAATTTATCAACGCCAGCGGCATTATAATCTGCTTCAGGAACTACTGAAAAGATACCCATAATTAAGCCATGCTCTTTTGAATCAAAAACAATACGCTGACCACTATTAGCAGAGATACCTTTGCCGTAAATATCACCCGTTGGAGCTTCAGAAGTAGTAGCAGTGGTGATAACTTCTGAAATAGAGATAGGTTCAGAGATACCACCAAGGAAACGTGATTTGCAATTATCGTAAGGAACATCAAAACCATAATGAGCACGAATCTGTGAAGCGTAATCACCATCACCAGCAGCAATACTCAAACGATAAAGTTTATCAAGAGCAAAAGCCGAACGCAAATTAGAAATAGAAAACAAATTCTTTGGAACATTAGTAGAGCCAGAAAGATAAGACTGCGCATTTTTACTATCTAAAGATGAAAAAGGCTTCATCATATTAGTTGTAGAGCTAGTATAACCATCAAAAACCGGAGCACTAAAACTAGTAGTAAGCCAATCAGCACCTTGAAAATAAGGGGAAACGCAGTTAAAATAATCTTTTTTCCAATTACGATAACGCAAAGTAAAACGAGCATTATCAGGGTGGGTATAATTATCAAATGTAGGAGAAGATAACTCAGTGTCAAAAGAATCATCTACGTTATAAGCTTCTGGGAAATTAAGCTCATACATAGGATTTCGATAAAAATCATAATAAATCTTCTGATAAGCCAAAAGGCGGAAAGGGTTACACGAAAGAGTACGCTGAAAACCTCCAGTAGTATTCTTATAAGAACGAATAGTAGGCATATTAACGCCATAACCTAACAAATCAAGCAAACGGATAGAACCTTTATATATAGGCATACCGCAAATATCCAATTCATTACCAGTAACCTTAGTTTCGTTAATAAGGTTATTAATAGTTTCACGCAAATCAAAATTAGGTAACTGACCAGTATAAGAGTTAAGTGAACTAACAGACGAAATCTTATACTCAGTACCAACAACAAACTGAGGGAACTGACGGCAAAGGAGACGATAAGGCACAAAGTAGAACTCAATATTCTGCTTAGCACGGATAAAAGAAGCAGTATTCAACGGCATTGTACGAAGAAAGGACTGAGGAGAAATAACAAAATGTTCGTTAGGGTTCACCTCCTGAACATAGCAAGGCAAAAGCATACCAGGGCTAGCCGTAAACTTATTGGAGTACGACAAATCAAAGGCATTACGCTGCAAATTAGCCTTACTTTTCTGTTTAGCAAAAAGACTTTTCATAATTACAAATGTTTATTAATATTAAAACTATTATTAAGAGAATCATTAAGAATCTCATTTGACTTCTTAGTCTTGATAGAATCAAGTATTTTATCATAAATCTCAGAGCGGAAAGATTGAGAATAACAATCACGCTGATACTTAATAAAAGACTGGAACTCGGGCATTAAAGTATTTTGGCGATATAAATCCCAATGTTTAACACCTAACTGACGAAGCAAGCAGAAATCATCTGCATAAGGGTCAGAAATGGCAGAATCGTATTCATCTTCAGTAATATGTAATGGAAGATTAAAGACAAACTCTCTATAAAAAGACAGTAGAAACCACTTATGAAGTAGTTTAGTATCTCTAATAGGGAATTTTTCAGAGCCAACTTCCTGAGACAAGTAGAAATTACGCAAAACGTAAAGTCTATAATTGTCATACAATGTATGCAACTTTACTAAGTAAGCAGCATCAGAAAGATGAGTAGTTAGCACACGACCAGTCAAGACACCATTAACCCTTTCAGGATAATCAATAGGGCGAGAAGTCCAAAAGTCAACCATATCAACAAAATGCTTATCTTGATAACAGAAATCATCAGACAAAACATAACTAAATTTGTGATGTTCGTTAATCATAGAGAGCGCAGCAGAGAAACGAGCTTTCAAATTCTCATCTATTGCATATTTTCTTTTAAAGTTACCTGTTCGATACTTTTCAAGTAATGAAAATTCACCATAATCAAGCGGTAAGCCAAAGCCTTGATAGGTAGGGAAGTATCTAGCAAAAGTCTGCTTGGAAATTGGAACAAAGGCAAATTCGGTAGTACCTTGCTTGTCATCAGTTCGTTGTTCAAGCTGTTCAATAGTTCCGTTAATGAGAGTGTCTCCAAGCGCAAGGACGTCACTTTTGTAAGAGCCGATAACTGGGTTTTTAGAAGCCAAATAGAACGGCTTCGTAAATTCAGTCTGTAGAATTTTAGGCAGACGATTAAAGCTATTACAATATTTCGCAACGTATTGAGGGGCACTGCTTGAGACGTATTGTACATCAACTCGGGCAGTATCACACATCGCCCAGCACGTAGGTATATTCCTTTCAAGCCATCGGGCAACTTGTTCGTTGTCTGTCCAGATGATTCCGTGATAATGTGGACGGAAAGTGGTAGGACCATACTCAGACGCAAAAAAGTAACGGATTTTCTTTTCATAATCAGGTAAATCTTTAATAGTTTTATTTATCCATAGTTTTTTCTTAGAAACACCCTTATAAAAAGGGTTTTGTTCCTGAGAACGTGAAAGACGAATACGAAGACGTTTGAGAAACTTCTGCAAATCATACTTAGAAGCATAAGCGAAGCCACAGACATCTAAATTAGTAGGCAGGAGATCGTAAGGGTCACACTCGTAAGAATTGCCATCAGCATCTAAAAGATTTTTAAAAGCAAAAGACTGATAAATATAATTGCGACCATCAAAGGAGAACGGCTTATTACTTACAAAATAATCATCGCAAAGATATTTGAACAAAGGTAAATGTTCATTATCATAAGTAAGAGTAACAAACAAAGAGTACTTATGTTGTTTGCACTCCTGAGTAACTCGGTTTGTAAGTTCAACAGATTTCTTATGTAAGCAAGCGTCACACTTACGACAATCAACAAACAAGTGTTCACCCAAATAAGGGTTATAAACTCTATGAGGGTTGAAGCACTTGTAAGCTGGTTGAGGAGTTAAATCCTGACGTTCGCTTTCTACCATTTCACGTAAACGCATACCTAAAAGATAATTAATTAATAACCGACAAAACTAAATACTAGCATAGCCAAGGCTAGCCGCTAAACTAGTAAGCGCATAAACAATAGCCTTGATAATCACAGAAATAATTTCTTTTTTCACAACTTATTTATTTTTAAATTCAACAACAATAGCATTTTTAAATCTCACAATATGGTCAAGAAGCATATCGAAGAAACTATTAAAAGTAACCTTTGAAGCAGTGACAGAACCTTTAATAGTATTCATACCAAGCAGAACACAACCTTTAGTATCATGTGGATAGTTACCAACATGAAAAAGAATGCCAGTGCGGTTTGGAACTTCAATACGTGGCATATAACAACCAAACTTAGGAGACCAAACAATAGAAAGCGAATAGGTACCAGTTTTTACAGCTGGATATTCTTTAGCCGTAGTAGACGGCTCTAAAGTGTCACAGAAATAACCACCATCAATATAAAGTTTGCCAATGGTGTAGTTTTCTGAAAAATAATGTCTTCTAACTTCAATTTTCATATCATTATATTTTTACATTAAACATTTTGCTAAATCAGCTAAATCACTGAATGCGATGCAAATATACAAAAAATTTTTCTATAACCGGTATTATGGTAAATAGGTGTTATAAGATAAAGAAAGAGGTGAAATTTGGAGCCTGAAAAATGGAACCTGTTCACCCCTTTCTGATCATTTCATTCTTTTTCTTCCTTTCTGCCTGTTCTGAGATTAATTCTCATTTCAATCAAAAAAGAAATATCTCAGAACAGAATCTTACATCATGCCCGTAAGCCGCTGGATGGCGATGACTGCCTGGTTGTATTCATTAATCGCATCAGCATGCTTCATCAGAACATCTATGGTTTCCTCGATGGCATTCACGTATTCTACATACGAAATTTCGCCATTTTCATATTCTATCGCACTCAACTTTGAAATCTGCGCAGAATGAGCCTGGTTGTTCTGCTCGTAATATTTCAGACGGTTGGATGCTGCCTGCAGGCGCTTCGTACAGAGACGGTAATCGCGCTCTTTTTCTGTCTGCTCCTGGCGCATTTCGATTTCAGCCAATTCGCGGTCTTTCTGGGCTGCCTTTACTTTTGCCTTCGTAGAACCATAAAATAAAGGGATGCCTACGCCAATCTCGAAACCGAAGAAATTGCCTTCGGAAAATCTCGAACGGTCTATGTTGTATGGATTCCAACTGGAAATGACACATTGGGTGCGCAAAGATAAGGATAAACTTGGAGCAAAACCAGATTTGGCAGCCTTGATTTCCTTATCCAGAGCGATGAGCTTGTCCTGCTGGTAAATGCCGTCGGCAGACTGCTGATAATTATAGGAATTGAGATTCTGGGCTGCGATGGCCGAGAGATTCTCTTCTGCCGGTTTTATGGGCTCCTGCGTGTTGAGCTGCGTCATGAGGTCGATTTGCAGACGCTCAATTTCGCTCTTTACATCTGCCATTTCCAGACGGTTTTCGTTGCATTTGCGGTCGGCTGAGAGATATTCCAGCTGGCGGCTCTCTCCTGCCTTGTAACGCATTTCTGCAATCTGGCTGTAACGCTCTAATACTGAGTCGATTCGCTCCAATATCTGGAGTCTGTGAGTCTGATAAAGCATCTGATAATAGGTGTTGGCGATTTCAGCCTTCAGTTGCTGGCTAACCACGTTCAGGCGACTCTTTTCTGCCTGGGTTTCAGCCTTCAGCTGGTTGCGGCGTGAGGCGTAGACGGTAGGAAAATCGAGGCTCTGGGTAAAGGTAAAGCCGTTGTCCGATTCGCCACCCGTAGCAGGGTTTTGAGAGAAAGCAACCTCGGTTTTATCCAGTTCCCAAGCCGTGCCTTGCATCACCTGCGCACGCTCTACCGACTTCTTTCCTGCCTGCATCTGAAGGTTCTGTCGGGCAGCCAAATCGAAACATTCCTGCAGGGTAACTTTCCTGCCCGCAATATGAGCATCAAAATGCTGGGCTCCGACTGTGGCTGGCAGCAGGAGCAGGATGGCGGCAAAGCAAGCCACCACCCTATTCTTTGTTATCTTTATTCTGTTCATTATTTTCATATCTTGAAATCTTACTTTTTCGTAAACATCTTGTAGATGGCTGGCAGAACCAGGAGCGTGAGAAGCGTGCTGGTAATGAGACCGACAATTACAACCGTGGCAAGAGGACGCTGGACTTCTGCTCCGTCGCCATGGGATAAAGCCATCGGGAGAAAACCCATAGAAGCTACCAAAGCCGTCATCAGAACCGGACGGAGACGTATCATGCAACTGTCAATAATTCTTTTCTGAATAACAGCCGACCTACTTACGTCATCTTCCACAGAAACCGCAGCCGTTTGCTTCTGCATCTGGTTCATCTGACCTATCAGCACGATGCCG